AAAAGGTGGAATTTTTAAAGGTGATAATCCAAAAATTAGGAGTTATAAAAATAAACCTACTCTTACTACTCCCTCTGGTCAAAGTGTATCAATGGATGGAGACTTATTTTTTAATACAAAAGATTCAAATCTTTATATTGTCGAAGAAGAAACTAATGAAAGAAAGATAGTTGAACGTAGAGGTGATGCAAAAGAGGGAGACTTATGGATTCATCCAAATACAGGAAACCTCAAAATGAAAGTAGGAGATAAATGGATTACTGTAAATGATCCAAATGAATTACCTAAAATTAATAATCAAAAGAGAAGAAAAGATTTAAGTGCTGCTTTTGCTGAAAAACGCAAAAAAGAACAAATAAAAGAAAAAATTATTAAAAAAGTTGAGAAAGCTAAAATTACTAGAGGACAATTTTTATACAAATATAAATCTCCACAAAACTTTTATTCTTGGCAAGACCTAGCAAGAGAACACATTAATTGTTCATATAGAAATCAACAATATATATACAATTCACCAGCTTACTATTTAAAAGATGATCTATGTAATTCCCTAATTAATACCAATATCGACAATCTAAAATTATCTGAAAGACCTAATATAGTTAATCCTAGTTTCTTTTTATTAAATTCAAATAATATAAATCGTATAAAATATTCTTTTATTGAGTGTCATAAATGGTCATTAAAAGGTAGTAAGTTAGATGAAGAACCAGAAAGTTTTTCACAAATACATGATGTATATGTGAACTTTGTGATAGATCCTGATAAAATTCTTTATTTTGCATTTAGTTGGAAAGATTTAAAAATGCCAAAATTTTCTGAAATGAATAAACTTCGTAAAGATCCATATTCTGAAGAAGAGATAAGATGTTTTGAAGATCAATTTCATACAGTCGTAAATTTACTCCTGTTAATGAATCAACAACCAGACATAATTACAGAAGAATATATACCTTCAAAAGTTATTGATATACAGAAAAAATATAAAATTCAATCTCCTATAAAACCAAGTGCTATATGTTGGGTAGGAAAAGATTTTACACGCAGAGTAATAAAGTTAAAACCCAAGATGAATGAAAAAGACTTTGTTATATCAGGAAATACTAGAAAAATACGACCTCATTGGAGAAGAGGTCATTGGCATACTGTTTTAAAAGGTAAAAACAGAAAAGAACGAAAAATGAGATGGTATCAACCTGTATTTGTTGTTGGTAGTCAAGCAGCTTAATTATTTATCGTCTTTCTTCTTTGTAAGTTTCTTTACGATATTTTTTATGGCTGGTTTGATTATATTGAGAATAAGAGGGCTACTCGCAGCCACAAGGCCAATAACAGCAGTAGAAACAATAGTGCTCGGTTCTGGGATGTATTGATCCACAAAAGGAACGTTTTCATATAGAGTGATGCACTCAATCCCATCATCACCTCTTTCATGCCCGATGACACGTTCTAATCGTTTTTCGTTACGAAAATCTCCAACTCGTTGATCTTTCTTTCCTGGGCAGGGTTCTATCTTTATAGCTTCCTTTTCTTTTGGAATCTTAGGAATCTCAGGTGTCTTAGCTTCTGGAATATCAGCATTTTTAGCAGCTTTTTCCTGTTTCTGCTCTACAATTTCGATTCTTCTCCTGTCATAATTTATTGGAACGAAAGAAGGTATCTTGCCTTCGGGACAGCTATAAAACGCTCCATTAACATCATCTTCAATTATCTGTGTATTTTTTATACTGGCATCTCTATGGGTTTTGACACATCCAGGTAAATCTAAACTTGGTAAAGGTACATTCAGTTTTGGTAATGGAGTAGAGATATAAGTATTAACATTGATCTGTGGGATCTCTGGTATTTTTATCTCACGAATCTCCATCTTCTACATCTCCAATAGAAATAGACCAACCATCTTCTCCAAATGTACCTTTTTCTATAATTTTTGGTTTTTTGACTTTTTTATCTAATTCTTCGTGATATTTTTTTATTTCGTTGTCTAGTTCTAGATTAAATTTAGTCATACGCATCCAATGGATCAATTTATCTATGTAATATTTGACTAATTTTTTTATAAACCCAAAAATCATTAATCAAAAGCATCTCTTTTCTTCAATACTTCTACTTCTGCAAAGCATTTAGGACAAGATAAATTAGTCATAACCGAGTATTCAGGATAAGTTGGCATAGACTCATCTATATCAATATCACCACCCCAGATTAGTTCGGTATTACAGTGCCAGCAGTTCATTTCTTCGGAATAGGCAAAGCAGGGCCAGACATATCAGGCATTGTGTTGTCTAACACCTTGGGCATCAATGTTTGTACATTTCCCATGATTTCAGTCATAACTCTGGCTTTAAACTGTTCTGATGTGAAGTATTTATAAGCAAAGTACGTTCCACCACTCATGGAAGCTACCATTACAAATGAAACTATGCTAAGAATATTAGCAATTTTTTGAAACATGATTAAATTTGCAATTTTGAAAGCACTTTCTTTTTCAAGTGTACTTGTATTACTGCTAATTCTAGCCCTGTCTCCTCTCTACGTCACTATGGGGTTAATGACTAGACAGATGCAAGAAAAGATTAATTGATGTTATAAACAGGTATCTTGAACATTTGTACGAAATCTTCTAAATCTCTTGATAAATTTTCGTTTGATCTAGATAATTGAAAATTACTAAAACCTAAAAATATACAACCAGTAAAAACTAAAACAGAAGATAAGACTATAGTTCTTGCTTTCATTTAATCAGCCTCTTCAGGAACTCCTCCGTCAGCTTTCCACTTAAGGAATTCTTGATAATCGGTATTATCTTCTGCAAAAGGAATAGTTGAAAGGTTATAGGGTTCTGAACTACCTGTTTGTTTCATTACACAATCAACAACACCTAAAGGATTTTTTAGTAGTTTGTAGATTGGATCTGTAGGAAATGCCATAATTTAAAGCTCCGCATTTAAATAAACATAAGCGGAATTATTATTTATTTGTGCTCTGAACGAATGACCATTTATGATACTTGATATACCACCTTTATAAATTAAACCTGATCTTTTACCAAGACCATATCCAACCCAATTATCAAAATCTACATTAAGGCCACTTGTTGACATCCTAAAATAATTTGTACCACTAGCTGAGTCTACTGTTGGGTAAGCTCTCATTTCTTTATCCCATCTTACAAGAAACTCCGCTTGACCTGTCCCCCACCCATAACCATGACCCATATATTCAAAGGATGCCCCTGTTGCCTCTCTACCTTTCGCGACAGTTTGAAAATATCTTTTACATAAATCAAGCTCTTGATTGAATGATCTATGTTCAAAATCTGTTGGCTTACCTGAACCAGTATGATCTACTTCTAATTGTATGCCTGTAATGTACCATTCATTAGATGTTGAATCAAATAAATTTACTCCTAGACCTGCATACAAATCTCCATTAGCAAAACTGGTAAAAGATGATCTTAAACTTCCACTTGTATAAGTTGTACCAGCACCTAAACCAATATGTATGTCAAATCCAGCACCATTATCATTATTTATTACTCCAGATGTGTCACCTGGAATGACAAAACTTTTTCTTTCCCATGTGTCAGCACTGTTTATTGTGTATTGAAAAGAAACTTGTTTACTAGCATTATCACTTTGCAAAACAGCTACACCATAATTACCTGTTTTATTTGATCTAACATAAAAAGAAAGAATACAGTCTTTTGCACCACTTGTACCAAAGGCTAGTTGTTGTAAATCTTGTGCTTCAACTAAATATACAAGTTGCCCATAGTGTCCAGCATCTAAACTTGCGTCAGCAGTTGTTACATCTACCTTTAAACTATTAGCAAACCCATCAGGTGCGACAGAAGATTGAGCTATGGTAAAAGCAGCATCAGTACTATTTGATCCCTTAATACGATCTAAAGTATATTGACTCGTTCCTGTTACTGCTGTGGCTGTAGTTCCGTTTCTTTGAGATACGATCATATTTCCATTTATTATGATGTTTCTATTACTTAAGTTATTAGTAACATTGGCAGTACACGTTCCATCAGTATTGTTGACAGTAATAGCAGCAGCACTAGCTCCTACCCCTTTGATTGAATTGACCTTTAGTTCAGACATTTTTAACTTCCTTTTGGATTAGCGTCTTTTACCGCTTTATTGTGTGCAGCAAAACTGCCTGTTGCATCTAGTTTACCAGCAATAATATCATCGTAAATCATTGCCATTTGCTCTCCTGTTGGTGCGTAAATTGTAGAACCTGTTTCTGTTCTTTTAATTTTATATTCTTCTGCATTTTTCCATGCAGTATAAGCTGCATTAAGCTCATCATCTGTTGGTTGTGAATCTTTATTATCAGAATCCCATTCAATAATTTTATGAGGTACAACATTTTGATCTAATCTATAACGATTAGCACTTTTTCCTAGCTGTAATAAAGCTAAATTAATATCTGTGTCTGAGTTTATTGCCATGATTATAACTCCTTAAATATTTCTACAAATGTATAAGTATTGGTAGCTATAAGACTAGAAACACCAAAACCATTGGTAGCTCTAGTTTCTTGAGATCTATGACGGATTTCAAAAACATTAGCACTTGAAATTGTTTTTCTGCAAAGAAACAGGGATCTGTGCTGATCGGAAGACCCATATTCTGCTGTTCCAAAAGAGGGTAAATTAGTACTACCTGTCACATCATAAACCCATGCAAGATTGCGAAAAACAGCATAAGCCGAAGCATAACCTCTTATTAGATATGTCCCGGCTTGTAAAGTAAACTGATTGCTGCTGATAGAAACAATACTATCTGGATCTGTTATCACAGTATTTAAGTCTCTTGTTCTATCTCCATTATTTGTAAATGTACCACCACTTACATTAGAGGCTTTTTGATCTGCAATAATTGCATAACTTGTAAAATTGATGTCAGAGGTTTTTGCAATAGTGCCATCTGCTGAATCAGGTAAAGTTAAAACTCTGTTGTTACTAGATGATGAGGGTGCTTGTAAGCTGAAAGACCCACCACCTGATGCTGCGTTTAGTTTAATCTTTGCTGTCATAATTAACTAGGCTTTGGATACTTGTCTTTGATTGCCTTGATAGTAGTTTTCCAACTAGCCACACCACTATGATAAATGGTATCTAGCTGATCTTCAATACTTGGATACTCTGCTTTACGTTGTGACTTATATGAATTATTTTCTAAATCCCATGCAGCCTGTAGTGCAGCAAGCCCTGATGTGCAATCTGACTCAGTAGGTTTAGAACCACCATCATGCACAATAAGATTTGCATATATTTTATTTTTAGAATCAGACCACCCAAACCATTGTCCTGTTCTTACAGTAATCAAATAATCTTCAATATGATTTGGTCTTCCGTTTATGTCCATTTAAGTATCTCCTAGTCTTGTAAAAATAACATGGGTATAATTAATGTCAGTATGACCATGTATGTTTACTGTACTTACATTTGCTAAAGCAAAATAACATTTATGAGTAGATGTATCGGTGACATCAAAAATAGTATTAGTAACTACTGTGGTATGTGTAGCTCCTCCTGTCATGTTTGCAATATGGCCATAATTTACTGCAGCATGTGTATAAGCACCCCCATTATTTTGTGTTGTATATATTGATGCTCCTAAATATCTAATATCTGTAGCAATGTAGTAAAATCCACAAACAAATTGTATAGAATAAATCCCTGTGCTAGGAAAACTAAAAATTCCAGAACTTTGAGACATTCCAGATCCGCCAGATAATATAGAACCAACACCAGCATGATCTGCAACTTCCCAATTACTCGATAGAGCACCATAGCCAGTCGAGGCAGTAAAACTGGTAGTTATTCTCCATAACTGTGCCATTGTAATTCCAGGAGTTATTCCAGTTACACCACTATTTGTAATCGCCATTCTTTCAACACCACCAGTTGCAAACTTTATAGTGTCAGCAGCAGGGAATGTTATACCAGTATTACTATCCGTTCCAGTTACAGCAGGAGCAGATACGCTTCCATCAACCCCAGAGATACCAGTTGTTCCGTTAATGTTTAAAGGCATAATTAAAGAATAACAAGAATCGCACCAGATGGCACTGTAACAGTAACACCTGAGTTGATTGTAGGTGATACTGTGTGTGCGTTTTTATTAGCAGTCAAAGTGTAATTAGTTGTAACGGCTTGGTCACTCTCAAAAAACACCTGATCTGTGCCTCCTCCAGTAGCTCCAGCACCTCCACCAATCTCACCCCAACCTGTATTCTTATAGCCTTCAAATCTATTTTGTGTTGAGTTATATCTTAGTTGTCCTAATGCTGCTGCTGGTGCTCCAGATTGCCCAGGCTGTTGTGCATCTGTTCCAAGAGGAATTTTTAAAAATCCAGTAGATGACATCGTAACATCACCTGTCATCGTAGGACTTGCTGCTACAACATGACCTAAATTATCAAGTGTGATATTTCCTAAAGTATTGTAAGTCGCACTATCTCCCGAAACTGCTGTTGCTATTTTTAGTAAATTTGTAGAAGTATTTATGTGAGGTTGATATTGAGCTATATTTGCTGCTCCAGATGGATCGCTACTTCCAGAACTTAATGTTCTTAATGCAGAAAAAATTTCATTGAGTTTTGTACGAACCGCAGCACCCGTTCCATTGGCGGTATTGTAATTATTACCTGTTTCGCTGGTAGTCGATCCTGGTCTAGCCATCTAAAAAACAAATATTGATCCTATTCTAACTTGCTTTACCAAATCCGACAGCCTGATAGGTGAAATTTCTATCAACTGAATTATTTGATGAATTTTTGAAATGAACAGTAAATCCTGTTCTCGATACACTTGATATTTCAAAAAAGTCTCCAGATTGCATATTCTGAGCAGTAATACCAATAGAAGGCAAGCTGCTATTTACACCACCAAGAGCAGACGTTCCAGAAAAGAAAGGATGTTGGAACGTAACCGCTTTTGCTCCTGCTCCACTTGCTATTGTTGCTGGAGCTTGTTCTGTTCTTCTGTGCATAGTAGCTGTATAACCTAACTGAAATACTCTTATATCCTGTGCAGGATCAGCACTTGTTAGATTTACCTTGAATTGAAAACCTCTTCCTTTGTAAACTCCATTTGCAAAAGTTTGAAATGCGGTATATGTAGGAGATCCACTACTAGGATCATCTTGAGTAACACGAACTTGCATAGTTGCATTCACTTTAGTCGCTGTTAATCCTTCAAAATCTCCTCTAGCATCAAGATCTGGTATTGCATCAAATAAATCACTAGGATAAAACGCTTCTGTTAAGAAATGACGTTTTAAATCTAAGCTGTATATAGCACCTAAATCTAAAGTTGTAGTTCCTGGTGCTCCACCAAATTCATACGTACCAGATGGAGATATACCTCCAACATCATCTAACGAGGTAACAGCATCGAAATCAACTATAGAATCAAACTGTCCAACACCAGTTAAGTTTAGGGAGTTTGTTACAGCATCAAAAGCTACATTAGTTTTTGTACCTTGAAACTTAGGAACATCTAAATCTTCTCTTCTTGTTAAAACTGTCTTGGCATCAATGTTATCTGGTAAATCTAGAATTACACTTGCTTCTCCAGCACTAAATCTTCCGCCATCATCTTGGAATTTAAGGATATATTCTCCTTCTAAGTAAGGAACTTCCGCAGTTGTGGTGTTACCAGCTAACGCTGATATAAGGTCAGTAGCGTTAGAAAATGATCCCGTTCCATCAACTTTGGGAGAGTGTCTTACATAAACACGACCACCATGAGTAACGTCTAAATCTGTTGATAAGTTCCAGCGTAATCTTACAAGTTTTTCATTTATTGGTTCACCAGTAAGTCCTGTTACATCAGCAGGAACAGCAGTCTTACCAACAGCATTGAAAGTAATATCACTTGATGAAGCACTAGCTTTTAATGCTGAATTTAAAGTAAAAACAGATATTTCATAAGCACCAACCTGTGAGTTGAATATTTCAAAATCAGGGCTGCTTACAATAGTTGAAACAATATTATTATTTTCAAATCTATAGTTAACCATATAATTTGACGCACCATCAACAGGTTGCCATCTTGCTATCAGTTTAGAAACAGGTTGATTGTTAATTAAAACTATTACTTCTTCTGCTGATAATCCGTTTGGTGGATCTTTGAGTAAATTTAGACTAGATATAACTTGAGGTGTAATTGGTGTACCATCTTCGATAAAATCATATTTTTCTTTTACATAAGCCAATGCGGATATAGCATAATTTACGCCATCACTCTCTTCAACTGACATTACTCTGAACTGTTGAGAAGAGATCGTATCGTTTTCAAGCATCCAAACACTATTAGAATTAGGTGCTTCACTTAATGGACTAGCTAGTGTGATTACTTTTCCTACTATTCCAGTTACATTTCTAACTTCTACTGTTCCATTTGGCATTATTACGCTTAATTTAGGATTATTCTGAGAAGATAAATCCGTAGAATCTGAATCATCAACAGTTATTTGAGTTGTAGTTGCACTACTGATTCTTCCTGCTCTTCTTACTCCTGCTCTAGCAGGATCAGCAATACTAATAATCGTTCCAGGTCGTACAACAATTCCTGCTTCCATAGAAGTGGAGAATGTTACAACTTCTGTTTCTCTCTGTTCAGCAAAGAGTATTGCTTTTGCAAATCTTCGAGCTTGACCTCTACTTGTACAACCTAATGCCTTTACTCTTTTAACATGAAGTCCATATTTATTTTTATAGGCTGCTTCTGCTTCTACTTCTTCAAAATCTATGTCTCTAATATCCATATTGAAATAAGAGACTGCAACAACTGTAGCTCTAGTTTTTAAACTGCTGCCCGTATAGCTGAAACCTTCTGGCCCAACATTAGCCATCGTAAATAAATAACTAGGATCTCTTGGACTGTCTTGAGTAAGTTGTAATGCTCCCTGTGCCCAGATTGGCATACATCTCATTATTCCTGACAAAGTATTTATGACATCAAACGCCTCTATACTTGTTTGAATATTTATATTGCAAGCGAATCTAGCTTCCTGTCCATTGAACCCATCATCAACAAGTTCATTAGAAAACTTACTTGCAGTTACAAAAGAGAATAAATCTAAATTACTATCAATAATGTGATTTCCTAGCCCATATCTAGTGTTAGTAAGTAAGTCAAGAAGTATTAAAGCAGGGCACGTTGTCCACTGAGCAGCACCCATAACACCATTAAAAATATAACCAGCAGGATAAACTACTCTTCCAGTTTGTAAATCTACAGTTGGAGTGCCCGATCCACTAGCTCCTGCTCCTGGGATTCTTACTTTTACCCCTCGGATTCTAAATTTTCTAGCAGGGATTCTAGTGAAAAACTCTGAATCCAACCTTAATTTTGTATATGCACTGTTTAGATACCTGTTGGAATCATCTATAAGTTCTGTATATGATTGCCAGTTCAAATCTCT